ACGCTCTGACACGATATTTATTTGCAATCTTCTTTCCGGTTACTATATCATTAGCGTATCCAAACGCTACATCCCAATTCTTAAAATCAGGCATTAGACATTAACACCTCATCTAATTTACTTTTTTTAGCCTGATCCAATCCATTTGTTTTGATTGCTTTTAGTCCTTTTGGTGTCAGTCCGAAAAGATTTTCCATTTCTATTAGTTCTCTGCGCAGCGTTTCCATTGACAGGTACAGGGCCGTTTTTCTTTGATTTGTTGCTCCAGACTTATTTGTGTATTCCTCGGTAATTACACAGCCGTTTTCATACCATTGGTCATTTAAAATCCCATACTGTATTGATAGTTCCGCATACCTACGAATAGGGGCGTCAAACTCTGCTTTGAAAGTGCCAAGTTTCTGCATATTTGCTACTGTTTTCTTATACAATTTTGTGGTGTTGCTTTTCCTTGTTATGGCACTCTGCATCACTCGTTACCCCCTTTCATAAAAAATGCTTAGAGTTGGAAGAAGCTACCCTGCCCATTAGAAACTTTTTACAAATTAATTTTAAAATGAGGGGGGCATCACTTTTTTCCCTTTCTCCAATTGATTCCTGGTATTGTTCTTTCCATAAGCTCGCGTCCTAACTTTGTTAATTCTTTTGTTGTTCTGTTCTCCAGTTTGTTATGTGTAGCCATGCTTACACTTATCAGGTTCCAGTCACACCATGCATATTCTGGGTAAGCCTCTGCCGGATATATATGGTGTACAATTGTAGCTTCCATTGTTCTTCCATACATAGCCGCCACCCTGTCTTTATACCCATCAAGTCTTAATACATGTATCCTCTTATTTTTCCATTTACTTCCTGAGTATTCAAACAATCTTATCACCTCTATCTTTTCCAACAAAAAACGCCCATCATATGATAGGCGTTTTGCAGGGGGATTTTGAAACCGTACGCTGGAGGAGAAGCATTCTGCAATTGGTATTTATTACCTTTTGCATGATATCATAATATCACGGAAGTAGCCCCTCTTAGTGCACACATTTTATTTTTTTTGTGAAAGTAGATAGAAAAAGTATCTTCTTGATGAATAAAAGTCCGTTCTGTTTTTAGGTACTCCATTCAGATATTCATAGCTTATACCCTGTGTTACGTTCTTTAATAGCCATTTATAAATTGATGCATCAGCTTCTAATACTGTTTGTTCTATCAAATCAATATCTTTTTTGAGCATCATATTTTTAATAGCCGTTCTTTCAGTTGGATTCCCTGGCGTATTTCCTTTTGGTAATCCATCATTTTCAGTAGATGATATTCCATAATTTTTTTGTAGTTCTCTTTTTTTATCATCATATTGCTTGCAAAAATATTTTAACTCATTAAATTTGTCTATAGTGATATGATAATCACTTAATTTCATACCTCTTTTTTTCCTTGTTGCTTGCACTTTCTCACCTTCTTTTTCCTGCTGCCCTGTCTGCCTTACGGCAGACTCACAACCCAAGTTGATTGATTTGTTTTTGTAAATCATCTAACGCAACCCATTTATTTTGTGCCACTGCTCTTGATTTATCATCATGGCTCAATCCCACTATGTCCCCATAGCTTTGCTTTGAATTATCTATGAGATCCATAATTTTATTTTTCATGATCTCAACCTTTTCTAATTCAGCTGCTTTCATTCTGAAATACTCATTCTCATTCTTCATTTCTGCTGCCGTTGCCATTACAGCATCACCCCTTTCGCGGTCTATGTATCCTCCTAACCCTGTTCCCCGGAACGTCAACATATTCCCCGGTATTAAGAAGAATACCTATCAGATTTTCACTGGTCCCGATTAATTCACCATATCTTTTTTCTGGTAAAACCATTACCGGAACTATCGGTACTACTGGCTTACCGTCTTTTGTGTATTCCCATTCAAGTTTCATTCGCACCTCCTGCTATGTTTATGGTATTACGGTCTGCTTTATTGGAAATAAATCAGGTCTACTATTCCTCGCAAACCTCATACCTATAATATCCTGGCATCTGTGTACCCCATTGCAAAAATCACGCATTTCATCAGGGTGTTGAGAATCTAATTTTATAAATTCATTCCAGCATTCTACAAGCAATTTAAGTACTTTTTCTTCCTGCTCCATATTTAATCCCGTTTTGTCTATTATTCCTTCCATTTGTTTAATTTTATTTCTGTAATATCCAACCTCTTTTTCCAAGCTTACAATTGTCTGTACATCTGTTACCGCATTGTCAGATACTTTTGTTCTCTTTTTTGCAGTATTATAAATAATAAAATCTGCCTCGCTTATCATTCAGGTTTCCTCCTGTCCTGCTGCTTTGGCAACTTACTTCTGAAAATATTCGTTTATTCGATCACCCATGCTCTGGCATATACTCAGGAAATTGAGTTATATTCATCTGTGGATCAGGAGTATACAAAAGCATTTCTTCCGTAGCCTTTCTGTAAAACTCCTTAGATACCTCAAATCCATAAAAGTTCCTGTTTGTTTCAATACAGGCTCTTCCAGTGGAAGCACTTCCAGCACATGGATCTATTACAACATCACCTGGATCAGTAAGTACCTCTATTAAGTCTTTTAATGTATTAACTGGCTTCTGTGCCGGGTGGATTTTTGGAATGTTTTTCCCGTCACGTTTCCACTCAAACCAGTTAAAAACCATACGTCCGGTTCCTCTGATTGTTTTTCCGTTTTCGTCAATCTGTGCGCCATTTCGGAACTTAGGAAGCTTATCACGATATAACAGTAATGCGTATTCGGTTGCTCCGACTATTCTCATGTTTGCTTTCAATACCTGTGGAGAATAGTTTTTAATAAACACCAATGGTATGTAGTTCTTAAATCCGTGCTTTTCTGCATATCGCAGTACTGTCTGTATCTGCTCAAAGGCACAGAACACGATCATACAAGGCGCGTCTGAACTTCTTCCCCTTTGCCCTGCTTTCGCTGGTTCTTTCTTCAATAACCGATTGCAGAAATGAAAGTACTCGGCAATGTTAAAATTGAAATCTGTGTTAAATGCTGCTTTCCCGGCTAATTTGCTTTCACCGTTCTTATTGTCCCCGCCCTTATACCACATTGGATTGCTGCCGTAGAAGTTATTACCGATGTTGTACGGGATATCAGCTATTACAAGCTGTGCTTTCGGTATGTTATACCTTTTATAGTTTTGGAAATTATCATTGAATAATTCTGTTTTCATATTTGTTTTGAAAGGAACCCAGCGCGCTTTTTCCTAGGAAGGTTCCGGCTCCTTTCTTTTATTTGACCATTTTGTTGATGTTAACAATATGGTTACTCATGCAAATTTCAGTTTAGCTAATTACCTTTGCCCCAGGTCAATATCTGGCAAGTTATTGTACAATCCTCAAAAACTTCCATATCCATATTTCCACGACCCGGTTCCAACTCGTCTAAATAAATACCCTTTATGCAGCTACGCCCTATTTCCCTTTCCTGTTTCGCCCGGCGTTCAAACACTTCTGGAAAATTAACCCTGATTTTGTTCCAGTAGCCCATGCCGCCTTTTACACAACCAATGCAGTTGTTGTTTGGATATCCAAGATCATACATGACAGGACGTTTCAACCCCAGTTTATCCGCTATCCCGTGGCATTCTGCCTTTGACAACCCCCGTTCTATCAAAGGAAACTCATGGTCATAGTCCGAAAGTGTTTCAATGATTGCATCTGCCCGGTGCTTTTCATTTGCATCGTATCCCCAAACGTAGGTATGAAAGCCTGGGTTTTCTTTTTCCCACTCTTTGCGTACTTGTTTTTTTAGCCATTTAGTACAGGCGGCACCATACGCACCATTAATATATCTGGTTTTTTCAATAACATCATTTACGTCTGCATATTTATCTGACTGTATCATTTTTATTTTTCTGCCCAGTAGTTTTTCACAATCATGTAAAAATCTCAAACTATCTGGGTGTTGATCTGCAACATGGGTATATATTATCTCGTCTATGTCTCTCAATAGATAGCACGCCACAAAAGACGATACTCCACAACTAAACCAACATATTTTCATACCAACCACTTACATATCCATGTAGTGGTTAATCACGCAGGAAACAACCTCCTGCTCCCCTGTCCTCCCATGCTACTCACCCAAATAATTGATTCTGCTATATCTCTCGGAATTTCAACCGTGTACTCACTCAAGGCGTTATTTAGATATAGCCACAATTTTTAGTTATGCTTTTGCGCTGTTATGAGGGATTTTACGTAATAATTAGCAACCTTTATTACAACCTAGTTTCACTAGGATAGGTATTACTCCTTTCTCTTATCTCTGTCTTTCAAAGTATTCATTTTCAAAAAGGAACTGGTATACCGTTACCCTGCGCAGAGTTCCATTCCTTTCTAAAAATTTGTTGCTGCGTCAAATACTAATTTTGCTTGGCATGTAAATCAACCAATAGGATGTAAGTACGCCACGCCCTTTCCACTTGTAAGAGCATAATCTATTTCTGATTTTGTACTATCTCCTATGTATCCGTCCACATTAATCACAAATATTTCGTCAGCCATATCAATTTTACGCTTATGCATATCATCAAGCATTTCCTTAGTTCCGTCCGACCAGACTTCATTATCTCCAGAATGTCCAAACAGTCCAACAGATATTACGATATACCCATCTAAGGTTAACTCTTTCTGCGTTTTAAAAAACTGCTCTTTAAATCGTGTACTGCCACATAAGGTAACTACTTTATATTTTCCTACCATGTTTAAATCCTCCTTAAATTTCAGATTGATTTTATATAAATAGTAGATATTGGCATTGCATTGCGCGGAGATATGAAAGAGCGTTCCATTTCACCCTCTGGTGACTCAAAAGAATTTATGTATGCCTGCGATGCTTCTAAGTTATCAAACTCATACCCCTCACAATCAAAATCCAACCATGTCGGAGAACCAAATACCCAGCCATCTGTTCCGATATGAAATTTTCCGCCGATCATTGCATTATGTCTTATTCCATTCCAAGGTTTCTTTTCGCAAACTGAATACTCCCACTTATCAAATAATTTTCTTGCCATTACAAAATAATTTTCTGATACCGCAATTACTTTTAGCGGTTTCTTCCAATCGTTTACCTTTATCAAATCACCTGGTTTTACGGAATCTAAAACTTCTTTTGTTATGTTTTCAAAAATCTTATAATCTTTCATTTATGGATCTCCTTAAAATTCGGGTTTTACTTACAAAGATAC